GTTGATGGTTTCATGAAGGGTGTTACTCCATATGCCGACAAGATCTCTTCCAAGGACGAATCCTTCCTTCTTGAAGAGATTGAAAAGATTGAATTGTTGAAGGATCTTAACATCAAGAGTTATTGGAGCCGAATGAGTGACAATACCAAGGCTGCGACCTGGCAGTACCTTCAAACTCTCTACATGCTCGGTACTACCATTACCGCTATTCCAGCCGAAACACTCAGTCTCATTGAGGGCATCGCGAAGGACTGTGCTGACAAGATGGAGACCAATGGTGGTCAACTTGATCAAGATGCTCTTATGAAGATGATGGGCACTATGCTTGGTGGTCTTCCAAAAAAATAAACCTCAAGCTATACTAAATGAAGGCTTGGTTTGAAGATCCTCAGCAGCTAATTAGGTCCGAACAAGTTACACAGTTCTGGCCAAACCGTTATCAAACACCAGCGGAAAGAATTAACGCTGCGTCACGTTTTATTATTTACGCAACCTGCATTATTTATCTTACACGCCGTGATCCAAGAATCTTTGTTCTCGGTGCTACTATTCTTAGCATTCTTTATGTTATGCATAAATCTAAAATGATAAAAGAAGGGTATGGGTTAACTGTGAATGGCAACGAACGTGAATGTCAGATGCCAACAATTGATAATCCAATGGGGAATGTTCTTATGACTGATTACACCGATGCCCCAAACCGTCTTGAGGCTTGCTATTACCCGACCGTGAAGCCATTTGTTAAGAATTATTTCGATGACCGTATTCCATATGATGGTGGTAGATCTAGATCACCTTTACCAAAGTATCAGCGTAATGCAGCAGCTCGTCAATTTGTTACTACCCCAGTATCTAAAATTCCAGGAGATCAAACCGCTTTTGCGGAATGGTGTTATGGTAAGAAAAATGGACCAATTTGCAGAACTCACCCAGAAATATGTAATCCAAATATGCGAGGTGTGCAACTCGAAGCATTTGCTGGTCTTGATTTTGCAGGTGATAGTAGAGTTTCTCACCGGGGTCATGGAATTGCTCCAGCTTAATTAAATATTCTCATGTAATAATAAATATGGCATATCAGCTCCAACCTGGTCTTGCAATAATTCAGAATGCAGGTGCTCTTCCATCAGTGAAAGCGACTGAAGAAATTTTCGTTTACCCTCAACCCAGTTCACTGAACTGTGGTGGTTGCCGACCAAACACTATGTTGTATGGTACATCTCCATACATGGCCGGTAAAGGTGCTCCAGCGCAGTACATTGACGTGAGTGACCAACTTCGTCCACAAACTACATCTCGTTTTAAAAAAGTTATCGTTCCAACCTACGAACGAAACTTGTTCCCACTTACAAATATGGAATGTAAGGTTCCGCTTCGCACTCTTAGCTATGAACCAATGAGTACCCGAGCTGAACTCCAGAACGGTCTCTTCCAGCAAAGATACGCTAATAAAAATGTTACTAAAAAATAAGAATGGCAGATCCCATTTCGCTCGCAGCCATAGCTGGTTTAGTTTTCGCCGGTAGAAGCTTAAGTACCAAGTCTCAACCTGAACCAGTTAAGAAGTTAGACGAATTATCTTCATCTCAGGAATATCCAGTATCCCAAGAACCACCAGTTACATATGATAACGATGTACCCGAATTCATTGAACGTGATTTTGAACCACGTGTAGAAATACCACAAAAGAGAGAAATGGCGAGTTTTGCTGATATTTCACTTCAACAACGAAGTGGAGGTCAAGAAATTCTTAATATGAGAAACCGGATGTATGATACAGGTCGCATGAACAATCTTTCACCCATTGAAAAGCAAATGGTTGGCCCCGGTCTTGGATTGAGTGCCGAAACCCCAGCTTCGGGTGGTTATCAGCAGATGTTCCGAGTCAATCCAATTAATGTTGGTGAATACCGTTTGACAACTCTTCCAGGCCGATCTGGTCCAGCCGCGGATATCACAGGTGGTCGGGGTGCGGTTGTTGGTCAGTTGACACACAACAAACCAGAAACCACAGCTTTCTTGCCATCCAGACTTCCAGCTATGCCTGGGCGTGCTCAAGGTATGTCAGGTGCGACCCCAAGAGCCAGTCATCAAAAGACGATGAGAACAACCAACCGTTCTGAAACTAGTTACCGAGCCGATGGACTTGGTTTCAATGGTGCCAAACGGTTCATTTCTGCTCAAACTATGCCACAAGATCCCACACGTTTCAAGAGTGATCGCAACGACATGCAATTTGAGCACTATGCGCACGCGGCTCCAGGCATTACCAACTTCCGTGGTGCATATGAGACCAGTGTTGCTACTCAGATAACTAACAAGACTAACGAAGAGTTGATGAAGTACGGTTTCCGCCCAGAAGATCGCAGAGGTAAGGCGAACCGTATGGGTAACCCAGGCCGCATGAACGTCCGAGAAAGTGCTCTCAAGCAAGGTGGTTCTCTTACTGCGGTTCGTTCCGATACTTCACGCATAGACGGTCGTATGAATGGTCCTAATGGTGGTTGGACTCAAAACTACCAACAAAAGCCATTCCACCAATTCAATGCGTACAAGGGTAACGAAAACCCCAACTCGCGCGATTTGGGTATAGCGGCGAGACAACTCCAGAACAACCCACTTTCTCATAGCATTTGCTAATTTTTAATCAATTTATAGACAAAAACAATCATTAAAATATTGTGCCTATATTTTAATGAAGGTTCATACCCTTGACATAGATTCAGGTGAGAGAGATACAAATGTGTATGCTCACGCTAATAACTATGTTGTAACTCTCAAGGAACCTATTTATGACGTAACAAAGGTTACTCTAGTCTCCGCGAGAATACCTACACCACAGCTAACAATTTGTTCTACAAATAAGACTTTTAGTATTTATGATTCTGGTGCCCCGCATGATACGATTGAAGTTACACTTGATGAAACAAACTATACAAGTGGTACGACTTTAGCTAGCGACTTGGATACTCTCATGCAACCACCTTTGACATGTATAGATGAAGTTGTATTTGACTCGGATACCCAAGCTCTTACATTTTCAAATACAGATGTTGGGTCTAGTAACACGTTTACGTTTCAATTCTTTGATGGTACGAATGGTTATTTGAGTAATGCAGCTGTCACTACACCACATCAAGTCATAGGCTTTTCGTCTAAAAACCCACCAGTAAGTGATAGTATTGTCTCAGGTGCAATCAATTTAGAAGGTCCAAACTCTCTCATTCTTCGTCTTACAACTGGATCTGATGAACTTACAAAAACAATTTATTCAGTTACGCCATTTTATACAGGTCATATTCTATTAAATGGTTCAAATTTCATAAATTATCATCACGCGGACGATCCATTAACATATGAATTTTACAAAGGACCTCAAAAATACATAAAAGATATCAAAATTGAGTTTTTCTACATGAGTCATGGACGATTAATACCATATGATTTTAGAAATCAGGATCATGTATTGAAGTTTGAAATTACGGGATCTACGGATAAACTTGAAGGACTACCAAAAGTTCCTATCGAAAACATAAAAGATGAGATACCATCACCACCACCATCACAAATAAGCATCCCAACTGCGTTGGACGATGTTTATAAGTGGAAAGAGTATCTTTCTATTGGTATAATTATATTTGTTGGAATTGTTCTACTGTCCCTGATGCGTAAACGCCCCAAACTTAGCGAGTAATCGCGAAGACTGGTTGAGCTGGCTTGGAGACGCGAGTAGAGATGCGCGCGATAACCAAATAGACAGCAATGGACAAGAGGGTGGTCAAGATGGCGGTGAGGGTGTACTGGACACCACCGTTCTTTGGCACCTTGATGAGTTGTTGGATGGTCCAACGAACGAGGTCATTCCAGCTGAGAGCAGCCGCGAAAGAGAAACCCGCAACGATAGCGTTAAGGGATTGAGTTTCGAGCTCTTGAGTGACAAGTTCAACAGTGTCAATAGCTTGTTCGATCATACCGGACATGGCGAGTTTTTTATACTATATGTACGGAAAATTTTTCATTCTGGAAGCAACTCTTCTTTTTCGACCAATTTTTTATATTTGGGTCTCCTGACTATTTGTGACTTTGCAAATATTTGCTCCTCTTCGTCATCGGAATCTCCATCGGAACTACTTGCTGAATCTTCATCACCTGTAGCTTTGAATGACTTATATTCAGAATTCGTCCATCCCTCCAGATCCGATGTACTCATTACTATTAATAGCATTTTTTAACATCTCTTCTACCGGACTTTGTGGCGTCCAAGTTTCCCAGCGATCATAAGCTTCATTCATTTGTCTAAATGTTTGATCATCTCCTGAATATCTTTCAAATGGTGGGCATTTATCTGGATCAACTTCTTCCAAATCTTCTTCATCCGAGGATTCTTCATCGTAAACTTCTGGGCAGATAGAACCTATATTTTGTCCAACTGTGTACATCACACAGTACTTGATGGCGTATTCCATGTCTTCACCAAGTACTGTATCACGACCACACGCCTTTGAATATTCTGCTGCCAATATCATACTTCTTTCAAGTACTGGTAGAAGAATACCAAAAAGGGCCTCTTGTTGTGATTCTTCATAAGCTCCTGAGGATTCACCAAAACCGGTTTTCATCATCTTTCTTAGTATTTGACGTCAAAAATAGTTTTCGCACTTCCCTCACTTACACGTAGAATGTTATGACTTAGTGCGTATATTCGCAATTGTCTTGCATAGTCTGCACATGGTGTTAGACTTAATTTTAGAATTTGTTCTTTTACAAGACTAAAGTTAACTTGTCCAGTTGGATACCACTTCTCCGGTTCAAGAGCAAAACTATAGGAATAGAATCTTCTCAAAAGTTGTGTTTTGGAGTGGTGAATTGCAGACTGAACTGCTTTGAGAAATATAACACTACCCGTCTTTTCTGTAATAATTGGTTGTCCATCTAGATCAAGTGTAAGATAATCAAGATTTTCATATAAAATAAACTTTCCACCTGTATCTGCGAGAGTATTATCATAATCAAATGGTGTTATAAATTCTCCTTCTCCTGTACCTACATCTCCCTGTCTCTGAATGACAAAGTAAAGTTCCTTTACGGGATTTACAAAATCTAATTTAAAATTACCCGTTTGCACAGCCTGCGCGATATCAAAAACATTTTGTTGAATCTGTGTTATAACGTAATCAATTTTCCGGTTTTCAATTTTAATTCTTTCACATGAGTCCAAAAATATTACTTCTGCACACAGTTTAAAATCTTTCAGATGAATACTTCCAGGTGTTACTGGTTGAAGTTCTCCGGTTGTTCCTTTTATTATAAGATGATCGTGGTTACGAAGTTTAATTTCAACTTCAATTTCTTGTTTTTTTATAGCACATAATGGTATTGCCAGTTCTGAATTATCGTAAAAGTAAAAGGGTAAATCTACGAAAAACTCTTCATCGTTATTAGCTGTACTATTTATACCAAGTATATCCTTGTCAGATACCCTGGTAGATACCGTACGTTCTGGATATTTTCCAATAAGTTCTTTGAGAGCCCTTTGTTTTGTTTGTGTAACATTGTGTTCACTATAAATCTGAAGATAATCACTTGGTATTCTTTGTATGATTTTACCACCAATTATCAGATCTACATATTCAATAAGTGCATGACCTATAGAATCTATGTATCTAGGATCATCGTATATTATAGTAGAAATAGCGGGCAATTTCATTTTAACACTAAGAGTTTTCAATAAATCACCTGTATTTTGAGCAACTTTAAACGTTACCTTTCCACCAAAGTCGGCTGTGTTTTCTGGGTCTATATTTACATATTCTCTTGCAAAATTTGAATGTTTTCTGAAACTTTGCAAAAAGTATGTATAGTCTGGATCTGAAGTAAAAAACCTGTCTTGAGGTCCAGATGCTAAAAGCTGTACACGACCAGCCATTATTAATATAACATTCTAAAATTTTAAACCTGCTAAACCACCACTTACTCTAAGTATATTGTAGTTCACTGCATATACACGTGTATTATTATCATCAACATCGTTTATTGGATCTATTTCAATAGTTAACAGTTTATGAGATATTCTACTCATATTAACTTGTCCAGTTGGATAATAAACTTCTGGATTAAGAGCAAAGCTGTACATTGCAAATTCGGATTGTTTATAGTTTGTAGATGAAGTATATTTGGGTGGACTAATGTGGTGTTTAATAGCTTGTTCGTATACCAAAAACTTGTAGTTTCTGTCAAAAACTGGCTCGTTATTAAACTTCAATTTAACGTTTGTGATTTTATTATATCTATTTGGGTGATTATCACGAACCGCCTCTTCTGATTGCGAAACAAAGAAAAGTTCTCTTACTGGATGCGCAAAATTTAACATTACGGACTTCGTATTTTCGCCAGCTTTCATAACAAATTTTGACATTTGAACCTGTGTGATAACATAATCCAAGGGTCTGGACATCATAAAGTTCCGTTCTCTTTCGGTAAGAAACACAAATTCTGTATCTATAGAACATTTTAACAAATTTGCCGAAACTCCTGGTGATGCACCACCTTCAATTAGTTCTGTAAGTGGTCTCAGTTTTATTTTAACTTCAACTAATTGCTTTGTTAGTGCACACGTTGGTATAGCTAGACTTGGATTACGGTAAAAGTAAAATGGAAGATCCATAAAGTAAGTATAGTTACCCGTATAACTTAAAAGTTCACCATGCCCATTTAAAAAATATATAGTTTGATCGGTGTCATCGTCTGTATTATGAAGCTGTTGATGCATGTAAATATATTCCCCTGTAATTTTTTCAATGGTTTGTCCACCTATAAGAAGTTCAGCACTTTCTACCATATGCGAAATTATGGAAGGACACCATTCATCACCACCAGGTGAGGGGTCATCAAGTGTAACTTTTAATGTCATATTTCTAATAACATCACCTTTATCATTTGGTATCCGATAGTGAAGAGTTTTACCAAAGTCTAAACTGTTACCATCAAATTGACTTTCAACGTAGTCTATTGCAAACTTTGTGTGTCTCTTGAAATTCATCAGGAAATATGAAAATTGCGGATCTCCTGTTAACCATTGATCTTGGATCCCAGTGGCAGCAAGTCTTAAGCGACCTGACATTCCTACATTATGTGAGTAAAATTTTGCTAAATAAAACGGAACACTAATGTAGAATGAATCTTCAGTTGAGGAAATTCAAACCCGAGACTATGAGTGATGATCGGGTGTGCGTGTTTATAGGTAAGCGAAACACAGGGAAATCCACCTTAGTCAAAGACGTAATGTACCACAAAAAACATATTCCAGCTGGAATAGTTCTATCGGGGACCGAAGAAGGAAACCATTTTTACGGAGAATTTATTCCAGATCTATTTGTGTATGGTGAGTATGATCGTGATGCGATTGAGAGAGTTATATCTAGGCAGCGGAAATTAGTTGGTACAACGGGTAAAAATCAAAACAATGGAGCTTTTATGCTTCTTGATGATTGTATGTATGATTCAAAGTTTCTCAAAGATACGTGCATTCGTCAGTGTTTTATGAATGGTAGACACTATAACATCTTTTTCATGTTAACAATGCAGTATGTAATGGATCTCCCACCTGCATTGAGAGCCAATGTAGATTATGTATTTATCCTCAGGGAAAACATTATTCAAAATAGAGAAAAACTTTACAAATCTTTTTTTGGAATCTTTCCAACTTTTGATATGTTCAACAAAGTGATGGATGCTTGTACGGAAAACTATGAGTGTCTCGTATTAGACAACACTGTAAAGTCTAATAAGATCACTGATTGTGTGTTCTGGTACAAAGCCACAGTAAGGAAGGGATTCCGTGTGGGTAGTCCAAACCTGTGGAATCTTCACAAGAAAATGTATAACCCAAAGTATTTAGACCAAAAGGAGGAAGATGCTAAAAAAGCTACGAAGAAGACTAATCTTAAAATTACAAAGACGAAATAACAAATAGATATTCTGTAACTTTACTAGGACGATTCTTTCGGTTGCGACTTCCCTTATAGCATGAATAGTCAATTTCAATTTTTTTATATTTGTATGGTTTGAGAATTTCTTCCCACTCTTCAGGTGTTATGAAACCTTCATTATTGTAAGACACTAAGGTATGTTTAGCTTTTTCGGTTGATAATTTCAAGGTAAGTTCCATAGCATCTTTGATCTTGTTTTTATAATTATACTGACTTTTGTTCCAGTTTCCCGGGATACCTGATACTTTTGAAATTGTATGAGGTCTTTCGTTAGTACAAATCAGATTTAACATAAAATAGTTTGAACCATACGGGTGTTGATTATATGGTGGATCCAGGTATATAAGATCAACTTTTGGAAGGTTTTTCAAAAACTCACATGCATCTTGTCGACACACGGTAACATCTTTACCAGGTTCAATCCATATAGGTGGTTCAACTTCTATCTTTTTTGTTATTCTATCAACTGCGTGGCCACCCTTTCCACCCCAACCACCTTTATGAAATCCTTTGAATACACCGGATGTATTTGTGTGAATACTTGCTTTCACCAGGAGAGGACCGAGACAATATGGTTTTAGTTTCTCCGGAACACATTTTTCAATATAATCCAACATACCATCAATTCTTCGCCCATTTTCGGGTGTATAAAATTGACGTTCATCAGAAGCATAAAGTTCTGTTATAAAACCAATTTTATCCGGACATTGATTCATATTTTCTATGTGTTGAGTTATGTCATCTTGGTCAGCCCACGATGGAGTCTTTAAAAAACAATGAGAAAGGACTTCACAATATCTTTCCAAATCATTTACATACAACTTTTCACAGTTTGTAAGTAACATTCTTGAAACAGCTCCCGAACCAGAAAAAGTGTCAACACAACTAAGTGGCTTTAATACCTTTATAACATCTTCTATTACATGTACAAGTTTTCTTTTGTTACCAATGTAAGTAATTAACGGCTGTTTAACATATTCGGTCATTCTTAAAAATATATCAACGGATTTCTCTAATACAGGCCGCGTCACTCACATTTCTCAAAAACATATGAATATATCAAATGTCTACGGATATAAGTACATTGAATTTGTCGGATAATGGTGATGGTATGGTTTCTTTGAATGATAAACCAACAACCAATTTTATCCCAAATTTATCAGCAGATAAACCACCACCACACGAAGCGTTTTCGCAACCCGAAAAAAATGTGAGTCAAAATAAACAGACGATGGACTCTACTCCAATTAATGATATTATGATGGAACCACCAATGATGATGGATGAGCCCAA